TTTTAATTTATTTATATAACGATAATCTATTAGGTGAAAATACTATTTTAATTTTAGCCTTATTTGGGCTCTTATACCAGAGTATATGTTTTTATTTATCATATCTGCTATTTTTTCATAAGGAACTTTTATTTTTCTTAAATCGTTTGTATCTTTAAATGCTTCACTGCCTTCTGGCCATATAAACACTTTATAGCCTAGTTCAGAGTATTTTAATAATTCTTCTCTAGCTTTATCATCTACTCTAAAATTATCTAAACAAAATATAGGCTGTTTTAACTGTTTTAATCTCTCTTCACCTAGATTAGCTCCTAATTGAGCGATGACATTATCCAAGCCTGAACTAATAGCGTCATATATCGATTCAAATATATACACTGGTTCATCTTTATTAATATTATCCCAGTTCCAAACTTTCCAACCTGAATTACCTGTTACCATATATACAAAGAATTTCTTTTGTTTCCATGCGAGTGCTTGAAAACCATACCATTTATTATCAATTGTTAAAGGTATTATTATATATTCACTCAATTCTTGTTTTACACCATTGAATAATATTTTATTTTTTAACGGCGAATAAAGCCAATTATCTTTTTGTTCTATTCCCCTAGATCTTATATATTCAATAGCCTCTTCAGGTAATTTAATAAATCCTTTAACAGGTTCTATTAATATTGGCTTTTCTGATGTGTCTTTTATTATTGTTTTTTCTATAGTATTACAAGAAAAATCTAAACCCGTAGATATAGAATTAATATCTTTTTTTGTTGTTGGCATATCTTGTTCGTTATCTTTTATAATATTATTTTCTATAATATCACTAGAAGAAAAATCTAAACCTGACTCTATATCAAAGTCATCTATAGAACTTTCTTTATTAGTACTAAGATTTTTCATTTTTAATTCAGTAAAGTTCTGACCTCTAACTTCATTTTTATATAAAACATATTCTGCTGGTGAATGGTCTTTTAGAAAAGAAAACATATTAGCAGAGTAGTCGCAGTTAAAACATGCTAAACTGGCATTATCATATGTTTCTTTTATATAAAGATGAAATCTATGTTTTCTTCCTCTAGATTTACCTTCATTACAAACTGGACATGTTGCAGATATATCTGATTCGCCAATATTTCCTATATCAGCATAACCGATAGCCATAATAAAATATCGTTTATCTATTTCTGATAATTTAGCCAATTCTTTTCCTTATTTTTATAGTTATAAATATAATTATAACAAGACTTTAATTAATATAGGGGACAAATTATGATAAAAAGTGATATTGTAAAAGAAGCGTATGATAAACTATTACAAACCCATACAGTAGAAGACTCAAATCTTATAATGTTAAATTGTTTAGCTATATTAGGTGACAAAAAAGTAATTGTATCTAAAACTCTAGACGAAAAAGCTTTAGCTAGAGTGAATAGATACAAATATCCTGATAGGCTAGCCTCATTTATTAATATTACTAATAATAAAAGTAAACAATGGGCAGACTTATCTTTCGCAAAAATCGCTTTTAATTAAAAGAAGTCGTCTAAAGACGAACTCTTTTGTACTTCGTAAGATGCGTCATAAAATTTATTTATTCCTGAAACATGTTGACCAAGACCTTCATTCATAAAATATTCTAACATTTTATCTGGATCATAATTAACATCTACATTATTAAATTCTAATAATATTTTTTCTATAATATTATTTGGTATCATGGAAAAATCGACAAGAGTTTTATTTCTTTCAAATGCGTCTCTATACATATTATGCGAATTTAATAAAGTATTTAATGTATCTGAATTCTCACTTGCTTTTTCTGCTTTTTTTATACCAAAAGGAACAGTTTTATAAATATCTTTTATGTCTGTTACCTGACCTTTTTTATGACCACTTTTTGTTATTTTAAACACATTAAAGCTTTCTATTATATCATCTTTAGAATCAAGAGAATTAAATTCTTTAACGTCTGTTGTAGATATACCGTTCTTCTTTAAATGTAATATAAAGTCATCTGTAAACTTTGTATTATTTGTTATACCTGGTACATTATCGCCTTTATCGCCTATTAAAGAATGTATTATTGTAAATCTAGACATATTACCAAAATCTGTTTCTATTATTTCTTTTTCGTAATCTGTCAACGAAACAAATACTTTTTTCATAGGGTCCCACATTTTTGTTTCTGACCAAGATAAAACTTGTGACCAGTCATGATCAGACGTAACCATTGTTATAGGTCTATTATTACCATATTTTAAAGCAATTGTACCTGCTATATCATCTGCTTCTGCCTTTTCAACTTTTAAAACCTTAAATGGAAAAGTGGATTTTATTGTTTCTATAACTTTATCATTTTCAACAAAAAATTCATCAAAATTTATGTCAGAATCATCCTTTGATTTAACTCTATTAAGTTTATATTCTGAATAAAAATCCTTACGCCAATTATTTTTACTATCTATAGCTAAAATAACTTCGCCTTTTATCTTATTTTTTACTGCTTGCAAAGAATTAAATAAAAGATATTTGTAATATTGAATATAATCAGATGTTATAAATTTACCATCTTTCTTTTTAGGTTTCATTTGGGCTATAGCAGTAAATACCATTCTCATTGAAGTATGAGAATAATCTACTATTATTAAAGGTTTCATTAATTTCCTTTTTCAATAAGAGCGTAAAGCTCTTATTTTACAAATCGTCCAAGAAATCTAAAGCAGAATCTTGTGTTGGTTTAACTGGTTCAGGTTTATTAACAGCTTCAACAGGAGCTTGTTCTTGTACAGGTGTTTGAACAGGAACTTGTTCTTGTACAGGTGTTTGAACAGGAACTTGTTCTTGTACAGGTGTTTGATTTACTTGTGTATTTTCATTACCTATAATATTATCTACAATATTTTTAAATAATCCTGCATCCATGGACTTAGGAGAGTATGCTTCTAAAATATATTTCATTTTGCCTTTTAGTTCATCGTATGTATCAAACGCATCTGGTGTCATAAACTCTGAAAGTTTATAAGCATTAGCAAGAATATCTGCTTTTGCATCTTCTGCACTTTCATAAGCTGAGCTAACACCCATTACTTCCGTATCATCATAATTAAGAAAGCCTGCTGCTTTCTTAATTTTAAGTTTAATATTGCATCCGCTTAATGGGTTGAATAATTGTTTAGGTTCTTCACCCATTTCAATTTCTGTATCTGAAGGATTTAATGCTGCCATGAACTTATCTTTAAGTTTAGTACCAAATTTCCAAAGGAAAATCTTACCTTCATTTTGAGGATTTTGTGGGTCCTTAATTACTTTAATGTTAACATAGTGACTAATTTTTCTAGAGAAATTTTTAGCTTCCAATTTACCTTCTTCTGTTCCAACATTGTATAATGCTGACCAAAGTTCTGAGGCTGGACAAGGTTCATTAATAGTTGACGGTGAATTATTAATATACCATCTCTTTTTCTTATTAACTGCGTCAAATGATTGAAATGCATGGTTAAATAATTGAATGAAAGGTGTACCTTCTGGATCAGGTAATAATCTAATTATTGCACCACCATTATCGTTTTCATCTCTTGAAAGTGACCAGAAACGGTCGTCTGAGTAGTTTTTCTTTTCTTTGGTGATATTAGCACCGAGGTTTTTTTCTAATGCTCCCCAATCTAGTGAGCCTGCTGTAAAATCTAATGACATTCTATATATCCTTTTTATCGTGTATTATCGTATTTTAAACGTATTTTAAACGTATTTTTTTAATCGAATTAATCGAAACCTTATATATTATAAACATTTAGCACTTGTTATTATGTATTTAGATGTATATTATAATAAAATTTCACTTAAAAATCGACTAAAAACCTAATACCAACACAAAGATTTAGAATTATTTAGCTTTAAATATCCTTTTATAGATTTATCTTCAACAAGAGAATCTACTTCACTACTATCTATAGTAGATTTTATAAGACTTTCATTAAAAAGAACCTCTTTTAACTCTTTGTCTATAACTTTAACGAACTGTTTTCCAGATATATTTTTTCTTTCTAAACGTTTATTAATTTTAGACACATTTCCTTCGCATAATGAATGTATATACATATATGGAATATATTCACTTAAATCTGTCATATCGTTATTTTCTATAATTTGAACAAGGTTATTGGGCAACTTATCCGAATTTTTATTTAGAAGAACAACACCGCCAAACTTAAGATAATCAATCCCGTCTATCATACAAGTATCTTTTATAGTCATACTAATATTACCTATATGCATATCTCCCGCAGCACATATCTCAACACCTAATACGTAATCTTTAAGCATTTATATCCTTATTAGTTTCTAATGTTTCGTTTGACGGTTTTATATCTGTTTTTATTGACAAAAATGTGTCTAGTGAAATAGGATTATATTTAAAAATAACATTTACATTACCATTATTTTTTACTTTTTTCCAATTTTCTTTTAGTTCTTTTTCAGAGTCTTTTTTTATATATATACTATGTTTATAAAACGTATTTTTTAACATTTTTATTCCTTTAAAAGTTATGAAAATATTATAATATGTTAATTTTAAAGGAATATTAAAGTAATCTAGAAGTTTATATTTTGTGAAGCTTTTGTAAATTGTTCAATTGAAGCTGGTCCCATATATTCAGGTATACTTAGAAAATCTAAGTTAAAATTCTCGCTTAATTTACCATACATATCTATCGTACATCTAGATTTTAATATTTCTTTAAACTCTGGATGCAGACTTTCTTCTTTATCTATTAATATACATATATCATTTATACATTTACTAAATAAAGGTTCTATTTTACATAAATCATTTAACTTTTTTATCTATTTCTAAATAGAATGTACTATTATTTGTCATACCTATAGGATCTTGCATTTTTTATCCTTTTATTTTATAATTTTGTTTTTGTTTTTCTTTCTAGTTTTTAATAATTTTCTTCTATCAGCTTTTTTCATACCTTTATGTAACTTACCATCTGTACTGCATACAAAAGGTACCCCTGAGTTAGCCGTCTTTCTAACTTTGTCGCCATATTTACTCATACATTTCTTCTTTAGTCTTTGCGCTTTTTTAAAGGTAGGTTTTCTTCTTCTTTTTGCGGCTGCTCTCTTTGAGTCAATACTCATTTTTTCTTCTATATTTTCGTCGTAATCGTATTGAGACCAATCTGTATCTTCCATCTCGTCCCAATCATAATCATAATCATAAGATAATATTTCTAGTACATAATTAGAAACAACTGCTATATCATCTTCATCTAATTCTGATATTAGTTCTATAAGGTCTTCCTTAGTCCATATCTCTTCAGCCGAAACGCCTTCAATTATCATTTCTCTAAATTTTTTCATTATAATACTCCTTGTTTATTTACTACTAATTTTGCTTGTAGTACTTCTTTTCTAAATATAACGTTAGAACTAGAATCTAACTGTCTTACCTCTACAGTAAGAAAATATTTTTTATAGTCTAATAATGCTGAATCGTTTGGCATTATTTGAAATATAAAAAATGAATTCGCAGGCATTTTTACTGTCGGTGATAAATCAATATCAACACTAAATAATCCATTAAGATCCGTCTTAACAAGTATAGTCCTAAAATGAGGAACAAATATACCTTTTAATGTTATATATATGTACTTATTAGGAACAATTAAACCATTTGCATCTGTACAAGTTCCACTAACAGTTGCAATTGTACCATTTATATTTGTTTTATTAAACGTAACTATTTCATTAGTAGGCTCAAATATCTTATAAGACTCTCTAATTTCTTCGCCTACTAAAGAATCTAAATTAAATATATCTGGATTTTTTGTTAATGTGCCAGATATTATAGGTGCTAATCCCAAAGCCTCTGAAACGGCCCAAGAACCTTCCCAACTGGTGTCTAAATTAGTTATATCTTTTGTAGAAAATTCATATATATCAGAATTATCACCTTGTATTAAAGGAATTTCTTCCATATTATTCTCCTTTTTTAATATTTATAATTATACACACACGTTTTATATTTAAAATTTATTTTAACAACTTTTCTATCGAATTTTTTTTGTATAACTTTTGTTGACCAATTCTTCTGCTTTATATTGAGAGGCCATAATTTTTGTATAACTTTTGTTGACCATGTTTTAGATATAGGCTTAGGATAAAAGTCTATTTTTATTATATTTTTTGACCAATTTATATTATTGAAAAAATTCGCGGCGAGGTCTTTTACCTCGTACATAACATACAATGTATCTATAGAAAGTGGCGCACTATAAAATACAAAAGAATCTACATCTATATAATAACCGTATGGATGCGTATTATCATCCATAACATCTACTAATTGTCCATTAGCAAAGAGTGTTATATTGGTACCTTTTACATAGTCTGACGGTAATGAAAATCTCGTTTTTATCCCGTCAGGTATTCCTGGTACATATCTTTTTATCATATCTAGTTACTTAATTATTTTAGTTAAAAACCTGTAAAGTACTCACGTCAACATTAAATTTACCTAAAAATCCAGACAAACCAGCCCCATTATTATAATATGCATTATCTAAAGGATTAATTGACATCCCTGTTCTATCAAGTAAAAATAAAACACTTTCTCCAGTAGACGGGTCTATTGTATCTATCCACTCTTGCTTATATGGTGAATATATAGTACTCCCTTTAGAAAAACCATTACCTTTTATTCCAAATATAACAGAATCAACACCTGTATTAGGATTAGTATAATCTATATAGTAATCTACTCCACCTATTCTACCTAAATAAGATGGTGATACTTCTCCTGTACCAGAATCTCCATTATCGTTTAATGTACCTGCTAATAATGAAGCAACATTTGAACTAACTACAGCCCATCCTAATTGACTTCTATTATCAGATATAGGTAAATCAGCAAGACCTTTATTAACTCTTATACTAATAGATTGAGCAACAGCCCATAATGCATTATTATAATTTGCTGCGTCAAAAACTAAAGAATCTACTAATGGTGCTCTAGTAGATATCATTGTTATAAAGTCTGCATCTATTCTATATGCTAACTCATCAACAATGTATCTCGCTAATAAGTCATAAAAAGACTCTTTATAAGTATTTTTTAGATCTTGTAACGATTCTAATGTAAATTGAGTTCTTATTTTTCTAGTAATAGCTGAAACATCTGCTGTTGCTAATGTCATTTTATCTGTAATCTTATCCCAAGAAGCTCCAGTAATTATACCAAGTGGACCTGTTAATTTTTGTTCATCAGATACTCTTCTTGCTATACTATCTTTTACAAGTATTTTATCTATCGCACCTAATAATTCAGGTTGATAAACCATTGCAATATCTTCATTTAAAGTGATATCATTCATTTATCTTTCTCCTATTTTTAATATTATTTATATTTACTAAAGTAGTACATAATAACAAAGAAATATAAATTTGTATAAAGTATACAAATTTATATAATCATATATAAAGTATATATGTTCTTATTTACTGCTTCTTA